CCAAACTTTAAGGAATTTGGATATGATTGGTTTCCAGTGTTTAATGATTTATTACATAAGTTTGGTTACGAATATGAGGGTTGTTTATATAATTATAATGCGTCTCGGATTATCAATAAAAGAAAAAATGTAAAAAGTGCCGATTTACGAACAAGATTTAATAAAATAAAAAAAATGGAAGGTGTTGATGGTTATTTTTATGCAAGTGTGTATTCACCTAAATATTATAACCCAAATGACGAACCACCAGTAACACATGCTGTTATAATAAACAAATCATTAAATATTGTACATGATGTTAATCCAGAATATAACGAAGCCACTCAATATCCAGAGACAAAAAAATTAAAATATAATGGAATACTTAATGTTTTTATGATAAATCCAGTTTTAAAATAACTCGTATTTATATGTACCAAAACTAATAAAATGCCGAGACCAATTAGAAAAAAATTAAAATTTGATGAGGATAGTGTAAATAAACTACTTCAAGAAATATATGACGATAGTCATAACCAGAAAGCTAAAATAACCAGACTATTTACTAAATGGGAAACCAAAGTAAAAGAAGGTGGAGAAATTCAGGCAATTGGTGACCAAATTGTTAAAGTAATTGCATTAGAAGCCAAGAACGTTGACCAAAAAATAATGTTATTGAAGTTTTTGAAGGAAGTGGTTTTCGATAATAAGTCTGCTGGTAGTGGAAGTGGTGAACAATCAAAATCTAACGAGGTTGGAGAAAACATTTCAGCAGATAGAAGAAACGAATTGTTAAATTTTGTTCAAGAAGAACTTGAACGTAAAGAAAAAGAAAGAAAATAAAATGAGTTTAAGTTCAGATAAACAGAACATTTTTGTTACAATCGGGTCATTTGTTTCATTAATAAACAGTATTGATTTACCAGAGAGAACAAATTTACTTTCATCAATTAATAATAAAAATGATGTCATACCGTTTTTGCTTGACATTCTAAAAACTGTTGCTGGAACTGAACAATTAAAACAACTTACTGGTCAATTACTTACTGATTTTATTGATAATGTTGAACCAAAAATGAAAAGTGCATTAAAAAAACAAACGACACAATTTAATTCTGGTGAACAACTTAGTCCTCAATTTACTTTAGATGGTTTTAATATACCAATAAAGAATATCGATATTTCTAAAAAATTTAAATCAAGTCCAAGTTCAGATACTGGAAGCTTACTATATAGCGATAATTCAAATACTTTTGATAGAAAAATATTTGATTCGATTCTAACTGGTAATGATATTACGTGTAATAATATGTTACTCAAATATAATCCTACAACAGATAGTATTAATTTTAAACCAACTCTATCATCTGCTGGTTCAAATATAGGTGACTGGATGGCAAATTTTATTGACGATACCGTTGTTGTGGATAAAAAAGAATTTTTAACCAATGTAATGAATACCATTTATGGTAGTGTTACTGCAAATCAGAATAAAACGGTTGAACAGGTATATGAAGAACTACAGATAAGTCAATTAATTGAACAATTAATTCAAGGTGACGATAGTTTTGAAATCAGTCCAGATGAATTAAATAAATTATTATTAAAAGCACAGGGACTTGTTGATGGTGTTGTTTATTATGACATGGGATGTGGAATTGTTGAAGCACAATTACCCCTTAGTGGTATGACAAATTTAATAAATGAAATTAAAAATTCAACCGATTCGAATGCTGTAGCAAATGCTATTGATGATACAATTGATGAAAGTTTAGAAAATAATCCTGAAGTGGCAAATGAAAATAAAGAAACAATTAAGGATGGATTTTTTCAAAAACTAATTCAAGCAATTACGTTATCTCTTTCACAATTTATGGTAACCGCACCACAAATACGTGCATTACTTGGAATCTTAAGTGCATTTATAAACGATGGTGTTGCTAAGATTGGAAACGCTCTTGATGATTTGAGAAAATTTAGGACATTTTTAATATGTATTATACGGGATGTAATTAGACAAATCGGTGAATATATCTTTGATTTGGTCGTTGGATATCTAATTGCATTAATTACACCAATAATTCAACAGCTTATTCAGGAACAAATAAATAAACATAAAAATCAATTAAAGACATTAGTTAGTTCAAAAATATAATTTAAATAATATGATAGTAGACCAGAAATTAAACAGACAATTTGTTGGAGTATATCTCATCGATGGTTCGAAAGAAGGTACACAACTCGCAACAACAATTAAACCGAATTGGTTTAGAAGATTAGCAACAAGACTATTCTTGGGTTGGAAATGGATTAGCATTAAAGAACTTAAAACAGTTTAATAGTGCCAATGGATTTTAGCAATATTGAGGATATTCTCGGTGGTTTCACGAAGATATTAAAACTATCTTCAGTTGGAAGTGCATTGCCAATTCCGACACCACTCATATTGGTTGGTGTTCCAAGACGTGGTGGATTATCTCCAATAAAAATATCGTCACGTATTATTGCCAGAAAATCTGAAGCAGGTCTTCCTGTTGGTGCATTACCTTCTGGAGCAATTAATCCAGATGAAATTATGTGGAGAATTGCTGTTGAAGAAATAATTAACGCATTGCAGCAAGAAGCTGTGATTACGGTGGCAATTCCCCCCGGGATTTCGCTCACTGCAGCAGGTATTTCACCAACAGGACCTGTATCGGTATTCGGTTCAACAATTTTTTATGCGAAGGGTTATGGAATTATACAATAATGGAAGATTTAAAAAAATATACACCAATCGAGCTAAATAAAATGATTAACGATGTTAAAGAAAAACACGACTCGTTAAAACAAGAAGTAATTGCTCACACAATTGAAATTGATTCACTTGAAAAAGTAATTAATGAAAAAATTTTGGTCATTAGTCAATTAGAAAAAAACTATATTGAATTAATTGAAGAAATAACAAGCCGATAATGTTAGATAAACAAGTAATACAAACAAGTAAATCCAATTATATTGATTCGTCATATGTTGTTACGAAGACCATATATTATGGTGAAGTAATATCTATTGATGACGATACTGATGGTGGTAGAATTAAGGTTAGAATTGATGGTTTGGATAATAAAATAAATAATTCTGATTTGTCTTGGTGTTATCCAATACTACCTAAGTTTTTCCACGTTTATCCACAAATTGGTGAAATGGTTAGAATAATTCTTGAAGACATTAAATATCCATATAAAAGTAGATATTGGCTTGGTAGTGTAATATCTCAACCACATAAAATTGGTTTTGATTCAACATTTACTTCATTATCCACAACAAATTATGCTTTAACCATTCCAGATAAAGCACCTTCAACATACCCTGATGCTAAAGGTGTATTCCCGTTAAAAACAGACGTTGCAATTATTGGAAAAGTAAATACTGATGTTATTTTAAGAATAAATGAGGTTCATATCAGAGCAGGTAAGCATGAAAATGATGACATATTAAAACTCAACACAAAAAACCCTGCAACAATTAGTATGGTTTTTGAACAAGTTGGTGATAATAAAGACTATCAAAGCAGTACTGTTATAATGAGTGATAAAATTGCAATACTTTCACATAATGGAAATCCACAATTCAAATCAGCAAAAGTGGAGTCTAAAGATAGAGAAAGAATATTTGCAGAAGGACATCCAATTGCAAGGGGTGATGTTTTGGTTGAAGTATTAAATATAATGAGAAATGCAATTATTGGTCACATTCACGGATATTCCAATCTACCAGCAGATAAAAATGCAATAATTAACGACTTAGAAAAAATTAATCTTGATGCGATTTTACAAAAAAACATTGTAATTAATTAAATTTTTTCTATTTTTGTCCTCATGAATATAGAAATCCCAATACCACATCAATTATTTACGTCATTTAATGACGTGGTATTCTTTGATGAACCACATAAATATTATTTAGATAATAAACAATTAATTAGTGTTACTACATTAATTCATAGGTATCAAGAAGAATTTGATGAAGATTATTGGTCACTATATAAAGCTAATGAACATAAATTAACTCAAAGAGAAATTATTCGTGCTTGGAAATTTATAAATAAAAAGGGTACTATGAAAGGTTCTGCAATTCATGATTATGCAGAAAAACTATTTTTAAATAAGATTTATGAGTACCCAGAACGAATGATTTTAGATGAGTTTGGCTTCGACCCAATAAAACCAGAATACGATATAACTAAAAAACATGTGGATAATTTCTATAACGATGTTCAGGGTAAATTAATACCAATTAGAGCCGAAATGATTCTGTGTGATAAAGAAAGTCTTATTGGTGGAATGCTTGATATGTTGTTCTGGAATACTGAAACCAAACAATTCGAGATATGGGATTATAAGACGAATAAAGAATTTACTGAAAAATTACCAGAAGATAAACCTAAAAGATATATGCGTGATGACTTATATATGCTTGAAGATTGTGATTTGGAGATTTATTCGTTGCAGCTTGAAATGTATAAACAAATAATTGAAAAGCATGTTCCAATTAAACTCGGAAAATCTAATATTGTTTGGTTTAGTCATAATAATGATAATTACAAAATTATTGAGACTAAAAATCGAGAGTATTATGTGAAAAAAATAATCGAAAATCGAATGTTAGAATTAGCTGCATAATCTCGCCAAAACTAATTAAAATAAAAAAAGCCACAAAATTGTGGCTTTTGATTTTTTTAGAGATTAAGTATACATCTGTACGGTTGAATTTCTAACGTAATGTTAGATAAATCATCTGTTCCGTATTCATTATCACCAAAATCGATTGATGTAATCATGCATTGTTGTAAATCCCATTTCTCTACTTCAATACCAGTTGGGTCTAATGCTTTCAATAAAATATTTTTCTTGTATCCTGCTGCATAACCCATACGTCCTGTGAGTGATTCTGCATGTAAACGAACCCATTCCATAAGTTGTTGTGAAGTGGACGGTCCTATCGGGTCAAGGAATGTTATAGACATTGCCTCCCAATTATATCGACCAGCAACATAATTTCGTTCGTTCATGTAGTCAATCTGTACTGAATTAATTTTCATTGAAGGTCTTTTAAATTTTTGTACTTTCCAGACTTCAATACCCAATTCATCTGCAAATTCTGCAAAGAATCTATTAACTCTTTTTGGTTCGTATTCAAATGGGATACCCCTAATCATTTCTCCTGCCATGTTATTTAATTATTAATTGTTTCATGTTTATTTTTTGCGTTTTATAATAAATACTCTAGTAATCAAAAACGAAATATTATTTTGGCATAATACCTGTTCTTAAATACAATCTATTTTTTGGATTGAAAGGTTTTACTGTTTCTTCAATTACTGGTGCTTCAATCACCACCTTCTCTGGTTCAATCACCTTCTCTGGTTCAATCACCTTCTCTGGTTCAATAATTTCTTCAATCGTTTCTTCGATAACCGCTTCATCCAGTACTTTTACTAATTCTTCTTCAGCGTCAATATCATGCATTTCATTAATGATATCAACATCTTCTTCGTTAATTTCGGTAACAATTTCTTCCGTTGTGTTTATAGGTTCTTCGATTTCGGTATTAACCCAATTTTTTCTAATTCTTGTCATTTTATTTTATTTAAATTCAATATTATTTTTCATAAATACTTTAAAAAAGAAAACCCACAAAATCAGAGGGTTTTCCCATTTTAAAAATTACATTATGCACCAACATCGGCAAATGATGCGCCAGAAGGGGTTACTGTAAACGTAATGCCGATAAATTCAACAGCACGTGTTGGTTTCAAGAATATTTCACCATATAATTCATTTCTATCACGAGTTTCTGGTGTATTATTACTATCGTCCATTTTAATTCTGAAATCATATAAACCTCTTTCTCTCTTGATTGTATCAAGAATAGGTGTTGCTTTTGATAAGAATTGGTCGATTGTTGCTTGGTCGTTTTGTTCAAATACAAGTCTGATTGCTATATTAGCGATAAGAACTTTGATTTGAAGTAAAAGTCTACGAACATTGATTCTATCAAGTGCACTTTCTTTAACCTGTAAAGTTTTTTGTCCAAAGATTACAGTACCTGCATC